GGACAATACGCACAGCAAATGGGTGGCCGGTTAACGGAAAAATGCGGGTTTGGAGAAATGGAACTAAAGTTTTTCAAGAAATTTACCAGACTGCGGATGATGATGCGGGCCCAACTGAACAATCAAGGCCGGAAATTTTCAGGTTTGGTGATACCGCATCGAATACATTTACAAAGTTTTATAACGGTTCAGTTACACCGGCGCTACTCAATAGTTGGGCCGTAGTTGCGGGAAGGACTCCAAAATATACACATAAAAAAGACGGCACCTGCATACTAATGGGTACTGTTGGAACGGGAACGGATGGAACAACAATTTTCACACTGCCTGTAGAAATGCGCCCTAGTTCGCCTCGGACGTTTATTGTTGCAACTGATGGTGTCGCAGGGTCAATAGTAATACTTACAAATGGTAACGTTCAACCATATCTAAACGGGGGCACATTTGTTAACTTTGACGGCGTGGTGTGGTCCGCTGGAGAGTAATTAAACCTCATCGCCAAAGCAATCCCAGCCTTGGCGGTGTTTTCTGCTAAATAGTTCAAGGCGGGGGACGTCGCCAAATCTTTTATCAAATAGTTCAAGTATGCTTTCTGGTTTCTCACTGTGCACGCCGGTATAGAATGCCTCTTGGATTACATACTGGTTTCTTATTTTCTGCATTGAGCAAGCTTTGCCCTTGGTGCCAAGCAATATAAATTCAGCGTCACTCATTCCCCACGGACCGCAAGCCGCATGTTTGCCGCCTGTCTTTTTTATTTTCTTCCAAACGGTATCAATTCTGATAAATTTAAAGCCCCAAGCTTCGCAGACTTCAATGGCTTCTTTGGCAAACGATCCGGTAAACCACATTAATAATGCACAAGGGTTGTCAGACAAGGCCGACACGGGAAGATCTTTTAAATCCGCAATTGTCATATCACTATAATCAAGAGCGCCAAATTTGCCACCTCTCGGCCCATTACTGCCATATTTCCACGGTGGATCGGCAGTTATCAAAGAGTATTTTTTGTCAGTGTTAAAAATATCGATTTTCATACTAACCGCCCATACTTAAAAACTTTAGCCAGTTTTTTGTCGCTTGATGATTTCTATATTTTAATTTGTTCATTGCTGATCCTGTTTATTCTTTATTAAGAGTTGCAAGTTTTTTCAGTCTTTTATTTATAAAAATCCTTAACCTGGTGTTTGCTATAAATCTACCCTGATTAATTTTTTTACGTTCTAACGGTTCATTGTCTACCGCATCACGAAAAGCTTTGCTGTAAGCCCTGCAAACTTTCGCCCTGTCGTCATCGTTTAAACAAGCTAACTTATCACTGATCCACTGTGAATCGGCAGGGCATCGATCCCAAGGTAATAAACCTAACTTCGATTTTGTTTGTGCCATTGCTTAACCGCCTCGATTGCGCCTATGGCCCCCAGCGCATAACAAGCAAATGCGCCTTGCTCTTGACTGTCTACCAAGTATTTAAGCTGCTTGGCGCTGCTTGTGCTTTGTGTATGGTCACGTCGCTTTATTTCAATTAGCATAGGTGGGCAGCAAGGGATCACAATATCACTTGCGCCGGTGTTCATGCCTTCTTGTTTTTGCTGGTGACCTTGTCGCTTTGTGCGCTTGCCCTCGTTGCGAATGTGGACCGCAATTTTTGCCAGTTCTGGAAACTCATCTCGAAGCAAGCAAAGAAAACTAATTTGCTCAGCCGTTTCAAGTGGGCAAGGACCGCGAAAATTAATGTCGCCAAACACCGGTATTTGTGGCGGTATTTTAGAGAGGTTCATTTGAACCATCCAAAGCAGTTGCAACAAATAAAAATCCAAGGACAAACACAACTGTAATGGTGACGAATATGAATACTGCTGTTGGTTCTATTTTCACTTGCCTTGCTCCTTTAGTGCTTTAAAATATTTAAGGCAATCAGCGTCACATTTCCCAGCCTTGTAAAGAATATCTATAACTTCTTTTTGCTGCTCTAGGTCACGGATTGCTAAATCATCCTCACTAAATAAGCCAGCGATAACGATTGAAAGCTCTTTCTCAAGCTCTGCAATTTGTTTTTGTAATTCGTTAATGGTTGATATGGCATCATCCGCAATAGCTGGCATATCGTAAGTGGTTGACATACCTTCATTGCCTTGGTCGTCTCCGTAGTAAACTTCTATCTCGACTGATTCTAGGTAGTCCTCCGAATCGGTAGAAGATAAGTTTTGCAAAATATAAAGTGTATTTTCAGTTTTAGTCACTTGCCTTGCTCCTTTAGTGCTTTAGCATAATCTAATATATCCGCTCTGGACCGCTCATCCCTAACAACAAAACCACTATTAGGACATCTTTGTGTCGCCACTTCCGCCATCCCTGCTATGCGCTGCTCTAGGTTATGTGCTTCCAGTGTTTTTCTAATGGGTAGTAGCAATACAGTGCCAACCGGATAATAATCATTAGGTCCAACATCAGGGAAATCTAAAGAATTCAGGCGCGCTATTTCAACCCATAACTTTTCACTGCCTAGATTTCTAAGTGCTATCCCTGCTACTGATTCGGCGCATTCAGTTTTATAGTCTTTAAATGGTAAACCAATCAACTCACCCCTATATGCAAGCTCTTTATTTTCTTTCTTAAGCTCTTTGATATTACAGTTCATATTGGAGTGCAGCCTTAATGCAATACTAACTTCCTTCTCAAGCCCTGCAATACGTTCGTTAAGTGCGGCTATTACTACGCTGTTATCAGTTGTTATGTTCATGATTTATCCTTAATTGATTCAATGGAAATACCCGCAACTTTTAAAGTCTGCTCAAGCGCTTCAATCTTTAAATCCATTTCTACAGCATTTTCACCCAATTTAACCACTAAGTTTAGCCATTTTACATCGCTTTTCTTAAGCTTCACATTCTTAGCTACTTCGGTTTCTAAACGCTCATGTGCTAGTGCTAGCTGTTCTTTTAGTGATTCTATGATATCCATTAGTAATCTATTCCCTGTAGCTGTATTGACTCCCTAAGAAGCGCGCTGTTTTTTTGCTGAAACAAATAATCCTCTTTATCCCGAAAATTAAAAGTTGTTTTTGACTTTCCGAATGTAACGCTTTTAGGCCAAAGATTTACAAAATTTGCATCTGGACAAATCTTTTTTCCAACCTCTAAAAAATAAGCCATTACACACCTACCTTTAGTGCTTTGGCTTGGCTTCTTAACTGTTCCGACTGCCAAACCAAAGCCTCTACAACTAACTGAGTGTTAGGTGTAATTGCCGCCCATTGCGTATGAGTCGCTGAATCCATAACCCCCTTAGCCTGATGCTCTAGATTGTTAGCTTCTAAACTAGTAGGGGTAAACATACATGCATCCAACACTTGCTGTGCGTACTGATTGGCTTGTTTGACAGCTTTCTCAAGCTCCGCATTTTTAGCCGTTTGAATGTCTAGCTGTTCATGTGCCATTCTTAATAGCTCTTTAAGTGCTTCTATGTTTTGCATTAGATGCCTACCTGTAGTTCATAAGTTTGATTGCAAAGTTTTTTACTGCGTTTTTTAAGGCCAAAGCGGCCACGCTTGGCATTAAGATTAGAAGTGTAGCGAGTCCAAGAAACGGTTACTTTTTGTATTGTGCCGTTACGAAAAATATTAACGCTGCATAACGAGCTTGGCAAACAAGGTAAAATTACTTTGGTATTCATCACACACCTACCTTGTCAGCTTCTTGAGTAACTTTAACTTCAAGTTCACGCATAAGTTGCAACGCTTCTTTAACGTCACCTTCTTCAATTAAACCCGTAAATACTCCACTCGACCACAAGCTTAAACTTTGTGGCACTGGACCTGATGAAACTTTATCAAAGGCAATGGTAAAGTTGCCTTTTTTTATTGAGAAAAAAGTATTGTTTTTTGTGCTGTGGTCTTTGATTTCCATGATGTTTCCTTGGTTGTTTTGCACCTGAAAGCCCAGTTAAGGGGCGGTTTTTTATTATTAAATTTGTGCCATTTCTTCTCTTTCTAATTTAATGTTTTTTAACTCAATAACTGCTGCGCGGCGCCCAATTTTGCGTGACTCTGCTTGGCTGCTAGCCCAAAACATATGAGAGTCAATTAACCTTCCTTGATATTTATGTTCTGCGCTAATTGCGCCCATTGAATCAGATGAAATTTTAATATCTGATGTTTTGTATAAATTAGTCATAATAATCTCGCTTCGGTTAGTTGCTTCAGTGGGGTTATAATAACACAAGACCGCACTATTGCAACAATGAATTTAACTTTTATTCAGTTATTTGTTCAGCCAAGAATTCAACGCCTTTCACCTCAAATTTTGCATAGCCATTTAAACCCATAGATTTTTTAACTTTTATTTCATTTGGTGCAACCCGCCAGGTTTCACACTGAGAATATTTATTGTCGATGGTCTCAACTTCAAAACCATTCGCTTTGCAAAGCCTATTGAACACCCAATGCTGCTTTTTAGTGTGCCAAGCTACCACCGCGCCAATCTCAGTGGCGTAAACAACTTTTACGGAATGAGAGCCAGTGCCGCCAATATACGGCTCATATCGCGCACTTATGCAATGGACCGTTTTAGTTTCGCCAGTTGCAATAATTCCAGCCTGTCCAGCTTTTTCCACTAATTTTTCATTTGGATCAACTAAGCGACATTTGCAATTAACACAGTGACGCGCCGCAATGTCATTTTCGGCGTGGCACTCTGGGCAGACTTTCATGCTATAGCGGTGCTCACACTGGATCGGCTTGCCGCTCATAATATACGCTTCTGGGTTACTGCATCGCCTAGAATAATGCGCGGGGATCGGCACTTCTTTAAAGGAACATTCGCCAAACTCATCTTTAGTTGTTGGATCTAATATTTCCATTGTTAAAGTCTTGCCTTTCCAATGACACGGTTCACCTTCGTCATCCCATAAAATAGCTTGTTCAGTGCCACTAACGAGAAGATTGCCAAAAACGTCATGAGCCAAGCCAGAGTAAGCCGCATCATTGCGTCGCTTTTTATTTGATACAGCATTGCAAGCCGGACAGATTACGCTAATTTCTGTGCACTCTTCTGATTTTATCCGAGCATTGATCTCTGGCGTAAAAATATCAGAATGTAATTTATGACGCCCGATATTTTCAGCGTAATCAAGAATGAGACAGAATTCTTTTTTGTCATGCAGGCGCAAACCTCGACCGATAATTTGCTGGAATAAACTGGCTGATTCAGTTGCTCGCATAACTGCAACGACATCGACATGGGGCGCGTCAAAGCCAGTGGTTAAAACATCCACATTAACAATGTATTTATATTGCTGGCTTTTAAATAGCTCTATAGCTTCTTGGCGATCTTTCTTTTTTAATTTACCGGTGATCACCATGCAATCATCGGCAGGTAAGTAGCTTGCTATTTCTTCAGCGTGGGAAATAGTAGCCGCAAAAATCATAACGCCCATTTTATCAACTGATTCTTTAATCACTCGTTGTATGATGCGCTCGGTTTTGGTGTTGCCTGAAAAAGTTTTTTCAACTGATTTTGCAGAAAATCGGCCAAATTTATCAGTCTCTAGGCCGCTGGTGTCGTAGCCATCACTATCACCTATTTTCACCTGTGATAAAAAGTTATCACTAACAAGTTCGCCAGCGGTTATTTTATAAAGAAGTTTAGAATAAAACGGCTCAATAGCTTTGTTTTCATCGTAATGGATTTCTTCTGGTCCGGTGGCATCAATCGCATAAATATAGCCGGTGCCCATTCTATATGGTGTTGCGGTCATGCCAATAATACGACATTTTGAATTAACTAATTTATCTCTTATTTCGTAGTTGAGGATCGCGTCGATTAGCTTTGTCATGGTTGGTGTCACATTATGCGCTTCGTCAATAATAATGGCACTGACGCCCATATGGGCGATTTTATCAATAGTTCCAAGAGCGCTTTGTGGGCTAGCAAATATAACCTGGCTACGCAGGCATTTTTTACCAGCGCTGGCGCAATAGATAGAAGCCTGGTTACCGGTTAAGGCATATTTTTCTGCGTTTTGCTCTACCAGCTCTTTTGATGGCGCAATACACAAAACACGTTTAGTTGGTGCAGCCTTGGCAAAGAACTTTGCAAGTTCAGCAACGATCAGACTTTTACCCGCGCCGGTGGCCAACTCCAATAATGCAGGAGAAAGGCGTTTTTTAACGTGGGCTATGGCTGCGTCGACTGCTTCTTGTTGGTATGGTCGCAGGGTAAATTCCATGTTATTTACCCTCAGCCTTTGGCAATTTTACCTGCCTAATTTTACCAAGATAAATAACAAGCATTGTGTTCTTTCCAAATGCAAAAGCGCGGGCCTCTTTCATGCTGATGTGATACCCGCCCAACTTTTCAGTTGTGATTGTAAAATTTACTATGTCACCGATGGCAACGCCGTTATAAGTAGACACTTCTGAAAAACGACCGAGTTCATTTGTCTGCATAGCCATCTCAAAATATTTTTCACGGCTTTTTTTAGTTCGCTGGCTTTTTGCAAATTCTATTCGAAATTCTGCTGCTGTTTTTTCCATGTTATTCCCCACGTGCTTTAGCTAGTAGTTTTTTAATTTCAACAGCTTTATGAGGTGCCGCTAAAGGTGCGCTTGCTATAAATTCTAATAGCTCGTACATCTCAGGTGCCATTTTTATTAAATGTGCGTTTGCTTCGTTTTGATCCGACGAGTGAAATTCACTAAATCCCCCAGAACTAATTACATCCATTCCTTTATGATCATTAATTTCTATGAATGTATTTCCCCCACTAAATAAAACCCACGGCCCCTTTGTAAATTTTGCCTTTTCCATAATAACCTCTTTGCTGTTAGAGTAAAAAGCCGCTCATACTCGTTGAGTGTGGCGGCTGGTTTAAATCAACTACTAAAAATCAATGTCATCATCAGCTTCTTCAAATTTAGGCTCTTGTAATGCTGACTTTTTTTCCGGTGCTGGCTCACTTTGGACAATAGGATCACCGCTCGCCTTGATCATCTTTTCACGCAGGTAACCAAAGCCGCGCACAAAGTTTATGAAATCAGTTCTTGGTTCACCATTTTCATCAACTTTTGGCTTGCCATCTTTATCAGTAGTACTAAGAAGCAATCCAAATTTAACTCTCGCTTCAGCAATGCCAGCCCAATGCTGTTGGATGCTTTCAGTGCCAAGCTCAATATGCCCGCTGGTCATGGGAAAGCCTGCCTGTGCATCTAACACGCCCAAATTACGCATGGCTAAATCGCGCTTGCTTGCATCCATATCGAATATTTTTGCATTGTATTTATATTTTTGCCCAAAGAATTCACCTGCAGAAGTCACTACAAAGTTAATGACGCAAATTTGCAGGCTCTTACCCTCTTCTTGTCCCACAAACCCATCAGTCACCGCGATAGTCAACTCTGTGTTGTCAGGCACAGTGAGGTTTTGACCATCAAAAAAACCTTCGTATTCAAGATCATTTGTTGTCGGTTGGCTTAAATAAAATCCGCTCATTCTGTTTTTACTCCATTGTTTTTAATTAGTGTTGTTCGTTTTGACTTGAGGCATTAAACACTAATTTTTTATTGCTTGCAATACTTGTTATCTATTTTTTTTTAGTGTTTAATGGCGGTATTATAAAGCTAAATAACAAAGGTGCTGAAATGGATCATACAAAAGAAGATCTGGAAAATTCAAACATTGCTACAGTCGAGAGGATTAATTCTGCCGTCAAAGCTGGGGTTAAAATAAAAACAATATCCAAAGAGTCGGGTATTACTTATTTTAGAATTGCATCGGTGGTTAATGTGGGCGCATATCGCTACAAAACATCTTTTAACATGGCAGAAATTAAAAAAATACACAAAGCTTTAGACTCTATAAAAAACGCTCTTTAGCAACAACAGCGGATAAACATCAATGAAATTTCCTCTACTTTTATCATGCGGACACACAACCAGAAAATCACTAAATGACCCTGGTTGTGAATGCCATAGCGGTGAACGCAAATATTCAAACAGTAATGAACCATCACCAGTTGACAAAGCGCACGATCAATTCCACGGTCAATGGCAAACAGTGCTCAATAATTACGGTTGTGAATTGCCATCAGGCCGAAAGCATGGAGCTTGCCCCGTTTGCGGTGGTAAAGACCGCTTTAGGTTTGACGATAAAAACGGTCGCGGGACTTGGTTTTGTTCTCAGTGTGAACCAAACAGCGGCGGTGGTTTATTATTGTTGTCTCGATACATCGGCAAGTCTGTTATGGATACCGCCAAAGAATTAATCGGTGATGTCAAATTAAAAACTATTCCTAAAAAACGTGTCCACATTGTTGATCACGATGCAGAAAGAGCCGTCAATATTGCACAAGCAAAAAAAGGCGCTGCGCTGCTGGTGGAATCTGCTGTAACCGGTGACCATGAGTATATGTCTAAAAAGGGTTTGCCTGGTAAGTATCTGGTTAACGGACAATCTATTTATGGCAAAGACGGAATTATTGAAAAAGGCGAATTATTATTAGTTCCGGTTTATAAAAATAAAAAGCTGGTTAACGTGCAGAAAATCACCAAGGATGGAATTAAGCGCCCAGTTACCGGTGGTGATATGACCGGCGTCAACCATGTTATTGGTGACCCTACAAAAAATATTGGTATAGTTGAAGGCTATGCCACCGGCGTCACTATTAACACATTAACCAAATTTAAAACGTATGTGGCATTTAATGCAGCCAATCTTGAAGCCGCTGTTAAACAAGCAAAAAAAGATCACCCTGAGTCTAATATTATTGTATTTGGTGATCATGATAAGTTAGACATAAAGCACGATAGGCGACCAGGTGAGTATTATGCTAACAAAGCCGCTGATCCTTTTGGTGCTAAAGTTGCACTCCCGCCAGAGCTTGGCGATTGGGACGACTACCGACAAATCCACGGTGATGATCAATGTAAAATTGCCTTACGTGCTGCTATTGGTGTTAAGCCAAAGCCAGAGCCGGAGCCAACACCAGAAACAAAAACACCAGAGCCGAAACCCGCACCAGTTCAGCAGGCACCACCACAGCAGGTGCCCCCAGCGTTTGGATCATGGATGGGCAACAGTGAAAAGCCAAAACCTAAAAAACTTGAAGGCATTAACTGTTTACCCGAAGGAATCAATCTTGATGATGTCGAGGTTGATTCTCCTCCAGGCCTAGCGGGTGAGATAGTGCACTACATGAAAGCTGGCGCGCATCGTAAGCTTGAAGGCGGCGCGTTTTCTGCCATGGCCATACAATGCATGGCTATGGCTGGCAGTGGTTTAAGTGGTTTTCGTAACAGCAAATTAAGTTTAATTACTATTACTCTCGGCGTCTCTGCATCGGGTAAAGACCGAGCCCAGGCGGTGTCTAAAAGTCTACTTGGTGAATGTGGTATTCATGTTTACGGTGATATCCGATCAGATAAAGACGTCATTCGCGCTGCAGCGTATGACGACGGACGATGCTTTTACATTAAAGATGAAGCCCATACCTTGCTTGGTGATTCGCTTGGCGGCAAAGATAAAAACACGTCAAAAATACCGGCAACGCTTATGGAAATAGCCACATCATCATTGTATATTTTGTCAAAATTGCACGCTGAAGAATTCGAAGGCAGCTTGGCAACCAGGCGAATGCGACTTGATAAAATGGTGATAGCCAAAGAGGATATTAGACTTGGCTTTAACGTTGATTTAGAAAAAGAAAAAATAAAAGTTATTGACTACGAAATTTTGCAGATTAAAGAAAAAATAAAAGAGCTCGAGCGCGTTGCTTATTCCATTGAAAACGGCATTCGTAATCCGGCTTTAAATCTTGCGGCATTATCCACACCACAAAAATTAGCCATGATAATTGACGAGGACAGCATAGAATCGGGCTTTCTCGGTCGGTCCCTTATCTTTGATTGTGGCGTTGAGCGGGTGCAAAACGAAAGTTTGCAGGTTAGCCATGATCAGTGGGCGACAACTGGCTACGAATCCAAAGACGATAAGGTACTGTTTGAGCGACTTAAAGCAGAAGTCGGAATGATTGTCCAAATGTCTAACGATGAACGCGCCGAAGGCATAACGGCTGCATTTAATGGTGTTGATCGTCGAACACACGCAACACCTGAAGCCAGCCTGATGTTTTTTAATATTGCCAAGCACTATGATCAACACGAATATTTAAACCATGTAAGGCTTGGCGCTTTGTATGCTCGAATGTCTGAACGTGTGATGAGCGTGGCAAGCTCTCTGGCGCTTTATAATGTAATTGATGGCAATGTAACGGTTGAGGCACAACACGTTAAATATGCCTTGCTGGTGGCTCTTAATTCAATCAAACATTTAGAAAGCAATCTTAAAATAAATGAAGCCGTTGAAGGTGATACCATTGAATCAAAACTGGAGGGTATAAAAGAGGCTATTATAAAACGTTTAACCGTTAACAAACGCGACAAGGATGATGGATGGCGCTACAAATCCAAGCTTAAAGAATTTTTGAAACGTCAAAAGTATTACCAGGACATAGCCAAGGATCTTCTTCAACATAGCCAAGACGCATTTGAAAATTCGATTGCATCGTTAGCTGGCGAGGGAAAAATTAAGGTTGACGGTCAAAAAGTAAAGCTAAACAAATAACACGTATCACCAATATTAAAACAATGCAAAGCCTTTCTGTAAAAATTTAGGCTTTTTTGTTTTTTGCTATAAATCAACAAGCCCATAGGAAATTTCCCACCTACAAGAAACGATTTCCTATTTGTTCCTTATACAAAACAGACACTTAACAGTGATTTCTTACATTTCCTAAAATTCTGCATAGTCGTAAAGAGTATGTCATCTATTATTCACCTATAAGCAGTAAATAGTATAAAGCGCAAAGGGAAGGGCTAGAACGTAGGAAATGGTGTAAATGTAGGTATAATATATATATATATATATATATACTCTATATTATACAGTCACTTACCCGCCTTTACTCATTTCCTATATCACTTCCTATACGATAAGAAATAATAAGAAATTTCCTATATTAAAAATAATAAGCAAATTACTTGCATACAATATAAATACGTATAATATGTGTAAAACAAATCAAGAGGATCAATCATGAATTTACCAGAACTAAACACAGCTCAAGAAGAATATATTTCTAGGTTGATTGATGGCGTACATAGTATGCCTTGCAAAAGAAATGACTTAGTTTTAATGCTTAAATCATTTCTTGTTATGTATGACTACGAAAAGCACGAGGAGGGTTTTATATTTAAATCTTCAAAAGCTTTTTTAAAAACACTGACAAGATTGGGTTCCCAAGATAAATTGGGCTTTGCCTACATTTCATCAGTGATGCAAGTTGTGGAAAAAAGAAGCTGCTTTAAAAATCTTGCAGACAGCACAAAAAACCGAAAGGTTAGCGCTACAAGGCATTTATTAAAGCATTTAGTAAAAAACAAGTGGATAGCCCCACATGGCAATCAAGTGAGAATTACGGTCGAAGGTTCGTCAAATTTAGACCATATGGAATCAGTTAACCAATATTAATCAACAGGAATAAAACAATGACAACAACTACAGCAATCAGCACAGAAGTTAAATTGGCGCAACAAGCAACTGAAGGCACCGAAAGCGATCAGGGGTTAGGTAAAACTAACCTACCCTCAATACCGCACACATTCACCGAAGAATCGCTTAAAAAGATGTTTAACGACGCTAGCAAGGAAGCCCGCGCAGAAGTGCCCGACGTGAATACCGTTGAAGGCCGCAAGAATATCAAAGACAATGCTAAAAAAGTGGCTGCTAGTAATGCGGCATTAGATACGCCTATCCGTGATTATTTGCGGGTGTTAAAAACCCAACCTAAATTACTAGAAAAAAATGCCCGTGAAAGCAAGGCGAGATTTGATGAGCTTAAAGCGGATATTTTAAAGCCGCTGACTGATGCACAGGCTGGACAAGATGAAATTATTAATTGGTTGACCAGCGTGCCCTTCGATTGTTCATCTCCTAATGTAACTGCTGTAATTCTTGGCAATATAATCAATACGATTAACGGCTATTCTGATGAATTTGTATGGCCCGAACTTAAAAAGAAATTCAAAGTTGCTCATGAATCAGCATTGACCACTGCAACGGTTACCCTTGAGCGTGTTGAGCAGGCTGAGCAGCGAGAGGCAGAGCTTGAAGAGCTGCGACTAAAACAAGCGGCATCCGAACAAGCAGAAAAAAGCCGTGTGATCGCAGAGGCCGCAGCAAAAGAAGCAACGCGACTGGCAGAAGCAAAGGCACAAAGTGACCGTGAAGATGTTGATCGCCGAGCTGCTGAGTCTCGTCAACGTGAAGAAAATGCAAAGTTTGCAGAGCAAAAAGCAAAACAAGACGCTGAACAGGCAAAGCAAGATCAAGCCAAAGCCGCCGAGCAGCACAAAATTGACCTTGAAAATAATCGTGTTGCCTTGCTAAAACTTCAAGAAAAAGCTGTGGAAAAAGCAAGGCTTGAAGAAGTTAAGCGCCAAGCTGATGAAGAAGCAGAAGCAGCGCAAGCCGCTAAAGACCGCGAAGCGGATAAGGATAATAAGATTAAGATTAACCGCGCTGCTCTGGTTGATTTGATTGCCGCTGGCATTAACGAGGCAGATGCTAAAACCGTTATCCGCGCCATTGGTCGTCGGGAAGTTCGTAATATTTCAATTCAGTATTAGGGGTAATTTATGCCGAAAAAAGAAGTTGTGGAAGATAAAATTAAAAACCTAATTACTAAATTAACAACTACAAACAAGCTTGAGAAAATAAGCATGACTAAAGAACAGCATGAAGTCATGGAAAGCTTAGTGGTTGTTTATATGATTGTAGCCAGCACAGGTGGAGATTTAAAATCTATTGCTACATTAGATGAAATTTGGGATTCAATAATAAAAATTACTTAACAAGGAGGGGCGGCAATAGTCGCCCGTAATATTATGAAAATACCATTTAAAAATATGCCGCTCGGTGGAAGGTTTTTTGGTTATGGCAAAGTTTGGATTGTTCTTGAAAGACATGGCAGAGGATCAATTGTTGAGGAATGTTTGAACCCTTGCAAAAAAGACCCGTTTTACGTTTCTCTAAGGCAATCTATGTGTTGCTTTACGGATCCAGATGAAGGCATAACACTTGATTCAGAAGTTGAATTTATTGGTTTAGAGGTTAGGTAAATGACAACATCAACAACAGCACTAACAAACGACGAATACCGCAGCGTAAAAGCCTGGTCAAACTCTGATATCAGCATGGTTTTGCAGTCACCTGCACTTCTGGAATGGTCAAAAAATACGCCAAGCGAAGGCAGCGAGGCAGTTGACCTTGGCACGCATTTACATTGTGCAGTACTTGAGCCTGATGTATTTGCTAAGCAGTATGTGAAAATGCCTGAGTTTGACAAAACATCGGCTGGTAAACTGCAAGCAGAAGCATTCAAGAATAATATGGATAGGAAAATAATACTTGACCACACCACCTATCAACAGGTGATCACAATGCGTGAATCAATACTTGCTCATCCCGTGGCTAGGCATTTACTTACATCACCAGGTCAAAGCGAAGTGTCTATTTTTGCAGAACTTCAAGGGCTTAAAGTCAAAGCCCGACCGGATAGGATTGTGGATCCTGCATCTTTTGGCGGCAAGCATATTTTGATTGATGTCAAAAAGACAGCTGATATCGATAAGTTTATTTATTCGGTGCGTGACTTTGGTTATCACAGGCAGCACGCCTTTTATTCTGATGTTTATTTTCAATTAACCGGTCACCGTCCAAGATTTGTTTTTGTCGTCGTAGGCGAAAAACGCAGTATAGGCCGTCATCCGGTTAGAGTTTGGGAGTTGTCAGATGAAGTGGTTGAAATTGGGCGCATGGAATACTTAGACGGCCTTGAAAAATGCCGCGAGTATGCCGAATTTGGCTGTGGGTTTGATGTTGAGCAGTTGGATATGCGTGGGCTTATTCGTTAGGGGGCTTTATGAAAATAGCAATTTTAGGGCTTGATTGTTCAATGATAGTTAATCTGTCAATTGGTTTGGCAAATCATGGACATGAGGTGATATTAATTTCCCAACCTGAAAACGATACAAGCGATAACATCGCTTATTTTAATGAAAATGAAAGGGTTGAATATCTTTTTAGCTTTAAAGGTTTTGAAGAAATTAAGCCGATTCACACATATAAAAAAGACGATTCGTATCGTGGTGGTAGTCGCGGCAAAGGCGGTAAAACAAAATATAAAAGGAAATAAATAATGTTTACAAGAAATTATTACATGAGTGCAAAATGTACAGATAAAAACGGGTATTGTTTTAAATCAACAATAGGCTCTTACACCTCTATATTATCAGATAGCCTATTTGTATTTGATAATATGTCCAAAAAGTTTAAGGAAGATCTATTGGCTATTAAGCCAAATGGGTTTTTTGAAGTGGTCTCATTTAATAGGATTTAAAAGATAACAACTTGACAGCGTTCCACTATTGCATTAGTGTTACGCTGTATTTTATTACTATTATTAATCAGCAATTGGAGCAGCAAAATGAAAACAGCGTTATCAATCGTAGCCGCTAATACCGGCGCAAGTGAAGAAGATATTTTATCCGTAGTAACAGGTATGATCATCAGTAGTAAAGGGCAGCATGGCGCGGTAGCAACAAAAGCAGAAATAGCGGTTTTTACTGGTGTGTGTTCAAAATACGCTTTGAACCCATTAGTCAAAGAATGTGCAGCATTTGTCAGCGGTGGCAAGTTGCAAATTATTGTCATGGTCGATGGTTGGTACAAAATGGTTAACCGTCAAGATGATTTTGATGGTGTGGAATTTGACGACAACCTAGACAAAGATGGCAAAATAGTTTCTATCACCTGCAAGATGTATTTAAAAAACCGTTCTCGTCCAATATGCGCGACTGAATACATGGCAGAATGTAAAGACGCAAAATCAGCCGTGTGGACTCGTTGGCCTAATCGTATGTTACGACATAAAGCGTATATTCAAGCGGCACGTATTGCGTTTGGCATCAGTGAAATTATTGACGATGATGAAGTTAACCGTATTAATTCAAGCAATGGTGGCAGCTCTGAAAAAAATATTACTCCTCAAGCCCAAGGCCCAAGCAGTCAAGAAATTGATGAAATTATGGCAGAGTGTGGCGACCTTGAAACCCTAAAGTCTGCATGTGGTGAACTTAGAATTAAAATGCAAAGCGACGGCACATGGGCAAGCAGAAGCGCCGAGGTGATTGCCTTGAACGTTAAGCATAAGGACCGCATTAACTCTTATGTTGTTGAAGAGTCAACAGAACCTTATTTTGATGTTGATGTTGAAGATGCTGAAATAATTGATACCGATACGCCATCGGGGATGTCGCAAGCAAACGAAGAAGGCAGGGTGAAGCAACAGTGTCATAAGATTCATAAATGGGAAGGCAAGCAAAATAAAAAAACGCCAGCCATTGAAGACGCAGACATTGGCTTTGGTGAAGATGATACTGACGAATTTGGGGAGTAGTTATGAAAGCTATAACCCTAATAATTTGTATTTTTGCGCTTTCATCCTGCGGCAAAACAATTACTGAAAAGGACTTAATTATTTTCTATGCTGCATGTCAAGAAAAACAAGGTGTTTACAGACTTGAGATTTTAGACACTAATGAACACGTAGCACATTGTAAGAATGGAGAGTCGTTCAATATAGAAAGGCAAAAAAGGCCATTTCAATAAACCAAAACCAAGCGCCTAAACCTGGCGCTTTTTTTATATCTGAATTATATACGCAATAGCGTTATACTGTAGCCATGTTAAATAAATCCATAGGTGCACTATGTTTGAAATGAATGAAGAACAAGCAGCGTTATTTGAGGCTCTTACTCCACTGCAAAAAGAAATTGCTCTCAATTGCATTTCTGGCATGAATAATATTGATGCTTATAAAGCTTCGCGGGGAAAGGCTAAAACGTTAAGAGGAATGGAATCTAGCGTTAGTCAAATCTTGAGTAATCGTAAGGTTGCCGCTTTCATCAAATCAATGGCCGCGCACGTCGTTAATCCCGCAGTCATGGGACGCCAAGAGATGACCGAGCGCCTTTCTCTTCTCGCTAGGGGCAACCTATCAGATTTAATTGAATGGGGCGAGGTTGAGCCTGATGAGCTTATAGAGCATGATGAAGATGGCGAGGTGATCCAACTTCCCAAAGGATTGAAGCAATCTGTGTGGCGTTTTAAGAACTCTGAAGAATTGACCAAAGAAAAAATGGCAACTATATCAGAAGTCACCAGCGGCGTTGCTGGCTGGTATCGTATCAAGCAACACTCCCCACTTGCAGCCATGAAGCAACTGGCAGAGCTTGCAGGTTATGAAGCGCCCAAACAGATAGAAGTGGTAGCAAAAGAAGAACTAACACCTTGGGGCACTATTACAGCGGTGGCGGATGAGTAAAGCCCTCCACTTCACCCCGCAAAAAGTATTCGCCCCTGCTTACAATCTTGACACAAAGGTGATCATGGCTGAGAGGTCATTTTTCAGTTCTGGCTATGATTACTTTGTTGACTATGGCGGGCGTGGTGGTGGAAAAACTAAGGACAAAGTTAAGTCAGTTGTCCTGGAAGCGTCGATCCGCTGCGTTCGTGTGCTGGTTACCCGTGAATTTCAAGAATCAATAAGCGAGTCGATCAAAGCCGAAATTGAAACCTGTATTGACGAACTTGATCTGGGCCATTTCTTTAAAATAACCGAAGAGAAGATCGTCGGGTTGAATGGTAGCCGGTTTGTATTTAAAGGATTAAAGAAAAACATTAACAATATTAAATCGATTGCCAACGTTGACATTGTGATAGTGGAAGAAGCCGAAAACGTGAGCGAAAATTCATGGGATAAACTTCTTCCATCCATTCGTCCAACATCAGGCAGAGCTATTGTTATTGTAATATTTAACCCTGATAACGAGCTGGATGCCACATGGCAAACGTGGATTGTTAACACACCAGGTAGAACACTGCTAACAAATTGCAACTATCCTGATAATAAATATTTCCCTGCATTTTTAGAGGCTCAAAGATTGCATGACGAGCAAACTTTGCCGCCCAAGCGTTATAAAAACAAATGGCTGGGAATTCCTGCAGGTAGTGGCGGCGATGTTATCATCGATCAAGACTGGCTGAAGGCTGCTAGATTTGCTAGTAACCATGAAGAATGGGTGAAAGTTGGGCCCAAAGTTGTAGCATATGACCCTGCCGGTCAAGGCAAAGATAATCATGCGGTTACCTATTCGGACGGTAATTGTGTAAAAGAAGTAGATGAGTGGCCATTGTCGCCTGATCTGCGCGTTGCGACTAACCGCGCGTTATCAATGGCACGCAAGCATGAGGCAACAGAATTCACGTATGACGAATGTGGCGGCTTTGGTGATGGTGTCAGTGTATTTGCCAAAGATAACATTAAAGGCCTAAGCACAGACGAGGACGGCGTTAATTTTGAAAAGTTAGAGATTATCATAACGCCCTTTAACGCTGGCGACTCGATAGAAAAGCCGGAAGATTGGGACGATGGCAAGAAAATAAAGGGAACTGAAAAAACGCCCTATGAAACATATTGCAATCAAAAAGCCCATGCACATGGCGTAGTCGCTCAACAATTATATAACACATACCGGTTTATTGAACTTGGTGAGCGTGGCATTGATTTTAAGGAAATGCTTAGCCTAGACATTGAATGCGACGTTGTGTGGAAAAAAATAATGCGTGAAATGTCCTCGGCGTTATGGGTTAAATCTGAGGCGAACAGCAAAAAGAAAGTTGAAAGCAAAGAAGCCATGAAAAAGCGCACCGGTCAAGAGTCGCCGAACATCAATGACGCGATCATTATGCTGAGGGCTCCACGGGAAGAAGTGCCTGTTAACTTTTTTGATGTTGATTGGAGTTAAATCAAACAACAAACTTTGCACTATCGCAATAGTGTGTTAAGGTGCGTTATTGATTAATTAATTTGGTGAGAATCATGAGAAATTTATCACTTGGGGAGCGTGCGTTTTTAATTATTGTTTCTGCAATAATTATAATCATGATTATTGCAGGCGTGAATATGGAAAAACCAACAATTGAATCAAACAAAAAAACTTGCTCGTTAAATGGTGGGGTTTCATTCATTAATAACAGCAGTAACAATCACAAGCCGCTTGTATTTTGTAAAGACGGCTCAGTCAGATGGAACAACAAGGATCAATTATGAAACAAAAAGAATTTTTAGAAATAGAAGGCGCGACCACTGTCAAGCCTCTACGCACCGAAGCTGGCGATATGCTGGGCTGGGTAATGTCACGCAATGGCGTTAACCTTGAGCGTAACCGTGATGGAGTCAGAACGTTTAAAATGCTTTGTTCTGTATCCAAGTTCTGTATTGACCATAAGATTGATGGGTTTAGTGTTAAGGGGCTGGTGTGAACGCCTTCACATCTTGCATCTTGTGCCTAGTGCTAATGGTTGCAACGCTAACTTTTATATGCATGGGGTGGTATGTTGCCGCAGTTTGCTCCACAGTAATTCATTTTTTATTGGTGGCGTATCAAGTTGTAAAGTACTTGATAAATATAAAATCTTTTTTAAGCGAGTTGTCGTGAAGAATTCAACATCTCTGGGTATAGCGGCAATTTTTCTTTCTGTCGCTTCACTCTTTATTGAAGGCCCAGGAGGATCAAGCTTAATCACAGGCGCTTTTTTCTGCCTGTTGGCTGGTGTTATTTGCCACGCCATAGAAATAAAATAAAAACCTGTGCTACTATAAACCACGGCACCACGCCGTGTAACCCAAACCGAAAAGGTAAGCACCATGAAAGACAAATTTTGTAGTATGCCAGGCGGCAATGACCCCGATGATCCTGAAGAAGAAAAAAAATAAATAACTATGTTTATTTATCAATACATATTATTGCTCGGCTTCGTCGGGCTTTATTTCAATAAAGCCACCAAACTTGCTGCATCTGCATTTCTGCTAGGTTGGGCCGTTTATATTGTCGCCGCTCTTGGCGCTAATTTTGAACAATATTTTATATTGTCTGCAATTATAGAGTTGGCAATTGCTTACACTTTAAATGAAAAATATAAACATGTATCATACGTGAGTTATGTTTTGATACTCGTCAACATAGCTGGTCTAATACTGCATATAAATGGCATAAAAGATTATTACAATCACATTTACGCTGTGCTTTCAGTATATCAATTTACCCTTTTAATTGGCAGGCTGATCCTAAATGGAATACATAGACGCTGTATACAATGCGATACTTTTTGCGTTAGTAATTATGATAGCCGCCAAGCGCGTGTTAAAGTGCATAAAATTACGCCAACGGATATCAAGCAAAAATGAAAGAAGAAATAAAAGAGGTGGTTGAGGTGATTGGAAATCATCCCAAATCATCGGCACTTTTAACCGCTGCATTCACTTCAAATGTTTGGCTTGATTATGGGCTTCCAACGGTTCAGGGTTTGACAAGTATTGTAGGATTGGTTGTTTTAATTCTATTGGCTGCAAAGCACGCCACGGATTTATACAAGACTTGGAAAAGTAAGTAAAACCCGCAGCGTTATAGCGAAGTTATTGAAGAGAAATTAAGGGCAATCAACAATATAAATTGAGCTTAATACAAGGTTACAAAGACCTGATATTAAATAGCCATCATTATACGTTGCACTAAATCCCACAATTTCCGGCAAATATGTACCAACAGCAAGCGCCGTTGTATCGCCAATTTTTAATCTTAATTGTGTGTTACTAACAATAAAAAGATTGGCAGGGTTTAAAATAGTGGTATAGGTCTCATTGCCCAGATCAAGGGTAATCGACGTAAACGTATTTAACCCAAGTGCAGCAAAATCCCCCTTAAATCTAAAATTCATTATGACCGGATTATCGACACCTTTAATAATTTTATTTTGTGCCATGATTAATTGACCGTGAATAATGTTGCATTAGCGCCCAGTGCAAAAGTTTCAGTGTCAAGTAATGTAATACTAGAGCCGTAATCGAAAAATGATAAAAGCGGGTCACCAGAAACCGTATCATCATAAAAAACAACGTATCTAAACGGCCCAACAGATCCACCTGCAGCGGTTAAAGTTACCGTGGCATCTTGTGTAAGCGTATATACTCCCGTAGCGCTTGAAGCCGTTACAGCAACAGCCAAACCACCAGCAGCATAACCATTGCCCGCTGCTATTTCCGTGATGTTTGCCAATACTGTGTGAGTTGCCGCATTTGGTGCCGTATTTGTTAAGGCAAGCTTAAACCCATCGGTTGATGCATTTGCAGTTGTTACAAGTATGGTGACACCGCTTTGATATTTGTTAAAAGTTGACATTTTAAAACCTCGATATTATGAATTAGTTTAAATAAATTGCTGTTATGTCATCATCTGCATATGCTGCTCTGATGTAATCATCTGCATAAGATACACTATAATCGTCGATTAAAGTAACGGTTTGACCTGAGAAAACCAGCGACATTGGGTTGCCGACATAGTTATAAACACCAGCATCCAGTGACATTTTACGTTCAGCCAACAATAAAACGTCGTTGCCCGTTAGCGCATAACTACCTGGGTCAAAGCTTAGCTTTCTGTTTGCTGCAAGTATGACCGGCTGACCTGTATAATTGTAATCACCCGCTTCTAATAGTATCGCTCTATTTGCGGCTAAAACTATATCATTTCCTACGTAAGAATAAGATCCAGCGTCAAGAGTTATTGTATAAGTTGCGCCGCCTGTTGGGGTGTAGGTTAGCGTTAATGGCTGGCCTGTATATGCATATGCACCAGCTTGAAATAACAACTTTCTATCTGCTTTTGTGTTTAAGTCGCTGCCTGAATATATGTAAGATCCGGCGTCAAAACTTAACTTTCTATTTGCTGATAAATTTACATCATTCCCCGTATATAAATACGAGCCAGCGTCAAAAGTTAACTTTCTATTTGCTTTTAGATCAACATCATTGCCCACGTATGAGTAACTACCAGCGTCAAAGGCTAACTTTCTGCCCACCAACAAATCTTTGGCATTACCTGCGTAATTGTAAGATCCTGCATCAAACGATAATTTTCTATCTGCCTTTAATGATAAATCATTGCCGGTATAGGCGTAGCTGCCAGCGGCTAAAGTTATTGAGTAAGTTGCGCCGCCATAAGATACCCACCAGCTGTTGGTTGTACCTGTGAAGTCAGTTAATGTGCCGTCGTTAGTTCCTGCGGTATCTTCTAATGTTGTTCCTGTTCCACTGGTGGCGGATGGGTCTAAATACAAACTAGCGCCAGAATTTGAGGTGCTATAATCTACGTAATATAAATCACCGTTTACATAACCGCCGGAGCCTTTTTTGCCGATAATGTCAAAATTAAATATTGTTACGGATGCGGATTGTATGCCTTCGCTAACGCCGTCTACAAATAATTCATAATTTGTAGTTCCGACTATACGCTCAATCCTGTAAACAGAGCGTGATGTCGATATGGTAACTCCTGACCAGCTGGCGCTCCCTGCTAACCCTTGCAGCCTAAATAAACCGTCACTAGCTCTAAATAACAATTCGTCATTACGAATTGTTGACGAAAAAAGGCGGTGAACGTACGTGTTCGCACCCGACCGCGCAAATTCAAATTCTAAGCTCCAGTTTTGATTGGTATCATTTCGGTCAGCAAAAGCGCCACCAGTCATGCTCGAAAGCGCTACATATTGAGTGACACCCGGAAACCTTAGAAGATAAGCCATTAGGCAGTTATCACGCCATAGGCGTTATCTATCCATAAATTATTAACATCACGGCAATGGGTGCGGTAGGTGCCTTCTTTTTCAACAGTTCTAAACCCAGCTATTCGGATATCTTCGATTTTACCGTTTGCACGCCGTACACGTTCGTATATTTGAGGCGTATGAGCCTCACAATCTGCCGTGGTTATGATGACGCATTCGCCCCGCTCAAAGTCTTTAGTTACTTTAACCCGTTCAATAGTCCCTTTAGCAATTTTAAAATCTAATAATGTTTTGTTTGCGTAAACATTTTCAATTGATATCGCCAGGTTTAAAAACTTATCCGCTTGCTCTTGCGTAAATACGCCTTCAGAAACGAAAACGCCAACACTTTGGAGGTTACCAATTCCGTCCGCTTTGCTTGGGTCTAATCCAAAATGACTATTAGCATCTGAAGCGGTAATGATGGTCCCGTCCGCAAGAGATGAAAGAGGGTTATTTAAATCGGCTTGCATAGTTCTTAGAATTGACCATAAACCGTTTCGGATTAAATAGCCTCTGGCCTGGCCCGAACCAATGCGTTTTTTATCATTGGTAAACTCGTAAGCTTGAGCAAGTGCCAACGTTTCAAAATCATTTAGTTCTAACATTTTTTAAACATCCAGTTGAATTAAAATATTAGCTCATCATAGCACTATTTTTATTGATGTTGGAATGATGTATAATTGTACAAATAAACATTTATACTTAAATTAAATACGAGGCTAAACCATGTCATCAACTCAAGTTTCACTGCCTGCAGCAACGTGGGTGCAAATAACAACTACCGATAAAACCGGTTCTGTTCGACATCAGTCGGGTGATACAACTGTTGTATACACTGAATCGGCCACTACACCAGCGGCATTAAGCGCGGCAACGCCGATTATGGAAGCAACTTTAAAATCACAAGATTGGGCCTATTTTAGCGTGGGCGCTAGTGATTTTGTATGGGCTCATGCGAACAGTGCAGACGCCGTAATCACTGTTTCACCTGGGAGCGCATAACATGCCAAGCGCAGGAATAGGATCAAAGGTAATTGGGTTGGCTGGTGCTGTTGCTTCAGGCTTTAGTAAAACTTATTGGTTTGTTACCGGAAACAATGCCGCAGCACAAACGCACGTTGGCGGTGCAACTAACACATACTTAAATAATAATGGTTTAAGTTCTGATACAGCTTCCTATAATCCAGATTCAAAAAGTGTTATATGGAATCCAGCAACTAATTCATATGATTTTACGAGTTTAAAAATTGGTGACACAATCCATATCACCGGAAGGCTTCTGTTTAATAATGCTGCTGCTCAAGAAGTTGACATGATTCTAAGCGCAGCAGAAGGTACAGCTTCAGTACATGAACATACGCTGAATCACACGTATTATAAAACTGCCAAGGTAGGGACAAGTCTCACTTTTAACAGTGCTTTTGTTATTCGTAATGCAGATGAAAGAGATGGCCCAACTAGGATTAGGTTTGAGAGTTTGGATGCTGCTTCAATTACAGTAGTGTCATGGACAACTATAGTTACATCAGTTTAAACACAATAAAAAGCCCTGTTAATTCAGGGCTTTGTTTTTATTTGGCTAGGGTTAATGGGCGGATGTTTGTGCAACTGCTCACTAAAAGGTGCCGCCCTTTTGTAAAATAAAATCTTTTTGATTCAGCGTCATAGATTCCATCTGTGTTTTGATTACCGTCATCAAACATATAAGCATTGCCATCAATAAGTGGCTCGGTTAATGGCTTTGCATATCCTCGGTTTATAGCAACTAAAAAACCATTTTCATCGGTGAAACATACTGACTTTTCATTCGTGTATTCAGCAATATATTCACCTGCCTCAGTCGAAAATATCATTCCTACTTTTGGCATTTCACCATTATTATACATTTCTTGTGTGAATTCCGGTTCAACCATTTCCATCTCAGCCAAAGCCTTAAGAAAATTATCACCGCGCTGTTGATCTGTGACATCAGGCCATTCAGGGTTGGCCCTACACATTTCGTCAAGCGCTTCTTTTTCTTCTTCGGTTTCTGTTTGGATTGGGGTTAGTTGGGTTAATAGTGGGCGCCAAAATTCAATATTAGAATCCCAGTTAATGCAACCAGTGTTTGAATTGTTAGGTGGATTTACACCATCAAACCATTCAATGTCACCTTTAAAGCTTGGTTTTTCACCAGTATTTTTTCGCCAAGCGAATCCCCTAATTGTCCAGGCGTCGTGAGGCGTATCATGCCTGAATGCTAAAACTAAAGGAATACCATCAGGATCGCCGGTCACGCCGTCAACCTTGTCACCAGTTACAAGTACCAAGCCCGCATCTTTAAAATCTTTTGTTGTTCTCATCTGCTGATCCTTCCTTATTTGTTTTGTTTTACGTTTGCGTAATTAACGCCGAAACTTGCTGTTACTATTGCGCCATACAGGGCTGTAATTGGAATGAATAAAGTTGTCATTTTGTCTGTTGCGGTGCTTATTGCCATTAATACAAAGTCAGTATCAGTTAACTTATCACCCATTACCATGCAGTAGACAAGCTCAACAAAAATCATAACGGCTGTTGATATTAAATAAAACCTATACATTTCGCCCACGTTCTTAGATATGTCACGCCGCATTTTTCCGTTTGGATCCAATGCTTTTATTTTCAACACTTTAGCTTCGGCGCTTTCGGTGTCGGTTTCTATCCATTCAAGAGCGATATTTTCAATAGACTTAACCACGCCGCCACTTAAAATACGCGATATTTTTTCAAACATATTTTTTTTACTCTGGTTTATTAAAGAGCCCAAACAATAAACCACTATTGAAAATAAAACAAGCGTAATTGCATTATTGTGTTATAGTTATTTTCCAACAGCAAACAACTCAACTAAACCGAGGCAAATAATGAAACCAAAATTTATCACAATTCACTGTTCAGCAACCAAACCAAAACACAATTTTAGTGTGGAAAAATTACGCAACTTGCATGTCACTAGAAATGGATGGTCAGACATTGGCTATCATTTTTACATTACGACCGATGGTGGCGTTCACTTCTGCCGTCCACTTAGTCGCAACGGGGCGCACGTTAAAGGTCACAATACAGATAATATAGGCGTTTGCTTAGAGGGTGGATTGAACAACGACACTGGCAGGCCTGACGACACGTACAGCAGCGTTCAAATGTTCATTCTAAATACTGTCGTTAAATACCTGCAAAGCTCTTTTTCTATTGAAGATGAAAACGTAAAGGGCCACCGCGATTGGTATGGTGATGCCAACGGTGATGGCATTATAAATAATCAAGATTGGCTGAAAGAGTGCCCTTGTTTTAGTGTTAGTGATTGGATGAAAGAGGTTAAATAATGAGTTATTTTAAAGTAGGTGAGGAATGTATTTTGCAAAGCAAGTGCCAACCGCAATTAAACGGTGATTGTGTTATTACCGCTGTACACGGGCCGGTCCTTAGACGGAGCATGTACCCTGATGGAACATCTATTATTAAAGTGGGCTTTGGGTATACCACAACAATAAAAAATCCAAATAATTTAGAGTGGGCTGAAGAAGCGCTGCGAAAAAAACACAAACCCAGCACAGAGTCACTATCTACAATGATTGAGCAATTAAACAAAATTAAGGCGTAATAAAAAATGAAAATGACAACAGTAAAATCAAGCAACATTGCAGCAATTGGATATAACTCTCTGGCATTAGAGCTGCATGTCGAATTTAAAAGCGGCAAAACATTTGCGTATAAATACGTAACCCCGAATGAATATATTGACTTTCTTGAATCTGATTCAGTTGGCAAGCATTTTGCTCAATTTATAAAGCCTGGGCGGGATGCTGTGGAGGTTGTTAAAGAAGCTGTTGAAGTTGTTGAGGTTGTTGAGGTTGGTAGTGAATTTAATGAAAAATTAGATTGCCTGCAAAAAGCTTTATACGAGTGGGCCAGTAATCAATTTAAAGATCAGCCTGTCAGCGGTAAATTTGCTCATTTAAGAAAAGAAGTTAATGAGCTTGAGTCAGACCAAAAAGACGTTATGGAATATGCCGATTGTTATATGTTGCTAATGGACATTGCAAGCAATAACGGGGTGCTATTGAGCGATATACACGCCGCCGCAGAAAGGAAGCTTGAAATAAATAAGAAGCGCAAGTGGGGTAAACAAAGCGAAGATGGTTCTGTTGAGCATGTTAGGGAAGACGCATGAAAAAAGAAGCCTTTGAAAAACTAATCCGTGATCACTTGGAATCTAAAAGTGTTCACGCCGGAATAATTAACGGGGTAATAACTGATTTTTCCGGTCGTTATTCTCGCGGCAATTACCCTGGCAAGGCAACCGCGCTTATCACCAAGGCAATCAAAGAAGGCCTAGCAACTCAGAAAAAAAGGAATAGCGACAAATGAGCAAGCGATTGACAGGAATGGTCTGCAACGGAAGTTGGAAGACTACAAAACAAAAATTTATAGATTTTAGGACTAAGTTTAAGCCAGTTAAAAAGATAAAGTTACTTTGCTCTGATGGTTTACTGGATGGCCATGCTCTTTATCTTACAACACCTGGCACTATGCCATTCAGCATTAGAGGTGTAAAAGGATATTACAATAATGATATGGATTGGGTTGCTCTGGCATAGGCAATTAAATTTGATTTAAAGAATAATTTACACTAACCTTAAAAAATAATTAACCACCAACAAAACCACAGAGGATGTTTATGCGTAATATTAAAGCTTTCATGTTATCTATTGTAACCATGTGCTTTGCCGCTTTCACGTTGCAAGCGATGGAGCCAGAACACGTCGATAAAGAGTCAAGTTATCAGGTGTCTTTTAATGCCGAAGTTGAAGTTTTAAAAAGTTCATTTGAATCAAATGTTAGCGCGGAGGTAAAACAAGAGGGTGCGCGAATATCGGATTTATCAATATTAGACGTTGGCATCGCAAGCAACGTCGAACTGGTTGGCATTCAAGAAGTTGAAAATGTTAGCGTTGAAAATGAATTACTAGCAGATAGGCGAGTTTTAAAACCTCCTGTTAATATATAAATAAACACCAACAAGAAAGCCCGCAAATCAAGCGGGTTTTTTTTGCTCTATAATTAGTGATATACTAAAAACACATACATTCAAGGCTATGGCAATGTCATCAAATAAGATAGTAAAGCACGCACCACAAAAGCGCGGATCATTAGGCCGGTCATCAAAGGGTATACCGCGCAACTATGGACCATCAAAAGATGCCATAGCCAAAGATGATTATGATCCATATTCGGGTGAGATGCTTGGGTTGGGGCTTGATCAAGCGCGTACAGCGTATATTGAAAAGAATGTGACACAAGTGCAAGCCCCATCAGTTAAAGCTGCATCTGGAACCGCTATGGACTCGTCTTGTGCGGGCCTTAATCATCAGGGTTCGTTTACCTTTGTTAATAGACAAGTGTTATCTTATTTTGTCGCGTCTGCATCATTCATTGGCTATTATGCAATGGCTGTTGTTGCACAAAATAAAATCGTGCAAATGGGTTGCTCATCTGCTGCCAAGGATGCCATGCGAAAGGGTTACAACCTGGTAAAAGAAGACGGTGAAGAACTTAAGAAAAAAGAACAGCGCGACATTGCCAAACTAGATAAAAAATACAAACTTAGTCAAAATATTATTGAGGCTGAAACATTTAATAATGTGTTTGGTATTCGCCACGTTTTGTTTAAACATACGGATCCGGATTTTGACTATGAGCAACCGTTTAACGCTGAGGCTTTTAAGGGCGGCAAATATGCGGGGATTTCTCAAATTGATCCGTATTGGATCACGCCAGAACTAGAAGACAAAGACATAACAGACCCCACCTCGATTGGCTATTATGAGCCCACATTTTGGGTGATAAACGGCAGGCGATACCATACAAGTCATCTTGTAGTATTAAAAGGCGATCCCGTTGCTGATTATCTAAAACCCACGTATCGATATGGTGGAATAAGCAAGGCACAGCAAGTTTACGAGCGTGTTTATGCTGGTGAGCGTACAGCAAACGAAATACCCCAGTTGGTTATGACTAAGCGCATGAATGTGCGAAAAACTGATTTAGCCAAGGCACAAATAAACAAAGCTAAGTTTATTGAGTCGCTTAACGCTGCCGCTGAATTTAGAGATAATTATGGCACCCAAGTTATTGGGCTAGATGAAGAGTCAACCCAGTTAGAAACATCTCTGGCTGATCTTGATGCTTCTATGTGGGCAAATTATCACTTAGTCGCTGCAATTTTCCAGCGCCCTGTGAGTAAGCTTTTTGGTACTGGTCATGGCGGTATGGGCACCGGTGACACCGATGAAAATTATGATATTGAAATGCTTGAAACATTGCAATCTGGCAACCTTGAAGACGTTGCCCGCGCGCATTATGAACGATTAATGATGTCGTCTTTTAATGTAGAAATGGAGATGGACATTGTTTGGAACCCGCTCAAGGTATTAAGCGCAAAAGAACAGGCTGATATTAATTATACTAAATCTCAAACCGCTGCCAATTTAGATAATATTGGTGCGATTGGTGAAGTTGACGAACGGGAGCGTATATCTAAGGATAAACTCAGCGGTTATTCTGGCGTTGAGGTTTTGACCACGGATCTTGATCCAGTAAAAACAGATGACAAAGACGAAGACAAGGAAGATCAAGAATAATGCCAATTAAGCATAGAAAGCTAAAACTAAGCGGCACGCGCACTAAGTGGCTAAAAGGCCGTGACACGACATTACGTGGCACGCCTACGCGCATCAACCCGCAAACTGTTAATTTGCTTGCCAATGAAGTTGTCCATATGGTGGATAAAATGCATCTGGATATTGCCAATCAATTAACTGAGCTATTTTCTAGCCCAACGGCTAAAAACTCTATACAAACAACAAGGAATGTTGCCAGCCTTCAAGCTGTTGGCATGGTGTCCGGTGCAGCTATGGACGCCTCGATTAGCTCAAGAGCCATATCATTAACAGACAAACTTGTTTTAAAGTGGACAAGGCGTTTCAGCTCGTTTGGTGATCTCTGGACCCAGAGAATGATTGGCGTATCCGAAAAGCAAAGCGCTAAAGATTTGGGCAAAAGCATGAAAAAACTAAGCGGGGGTCTGACAATCGACACCAGCCAAATAAGCGCTAAAACCCGTGATAAAATATTGGCCAGTTCTGATCAGGCTGCAAGCCTCATAAAGTCGATTGGTCCACAATATACAACCCAAATCAAAGAGGCCGTTGCTCGTTCTATCACCGACTCGTCAAGTAGCTTTGCAGAATTGCAAAGTAATATTCAATCGATGCTTAGCGAAAAATATAAAACCCAAAAAAACAAAGCTTTTAATGTGGCTAAGGATCAGACTAAAAAAACCTATACGGGGATCACTGCAAGCCGAATGCAAGAGATTGGATCAGGTGAATATATATGGAGGCACGCCGGAGGCAGTCAAAAGCCAAGAGACTACCACCGCGACGAATTAAATGGACAAACTTTTAGTTTAGACAACCCGCCAATTATTGATAAAAAAACGGGTGAACGTGGTAAACCTGGCGACTTACCATTTTGCAATTGCTTTATGGAACCGGTGATTAGTTTTGATAATAAGCGTTAGATCTCACAAATTCGGCAGCCTTGATTATCATCATCCCAGGCTTGCCCTATTTTTGCAGTAAAGACGCTTTTATTTATTTCGTTTTCAACAACTCTAACATTGATTAATTGTTGCGCGCCAAATTTATCATATTCAAAAGCTTTTACTTTTGCCTTGTCACCACCAGCTAAACAAGGGAAACAACCAACCCTAGTAAATCCAGGCTGCATGATTCCGTCATCATCAAGGTATGAGTTATAAAGAGGGTTATGCTCTCCATCTAAATATTCCATAACTTCATTAACGTACCAATCAACAATTGGTAAACGATATCTGACTCCGTTTTTACCTAAGTATTTGGGGTAGTTTCCAATGACTTCGTGTGGTTGATAAAGTTCGTCAGGGTCTTTAAATTCGTAACGTTTTGAGCGTTCTGAGCTTTCGTCCGTTCTCATTCCGTACCATACTTGAACACCGCCAAACATTTCAGAGTAATATTTTAGAAAGATTCTAGTTGGTCTTATCTTCAAATGATCAGTGCAGAACCTTGCGCCGCCGCCCGGGAACCTTTTGTTTTTACTGCTTTGCTGTAAAACTTCACCACTGTTTGCGGCAATTATTCTTACACCGTAAAGTTTGGACATGTATTTAACGTGAACATACGTTTTTGGGTGTTCAAATTTAGTGTCACAGAAAAAACCTAAAACATTATCTGATCCAAATTCTTCTATAGCCATTTTAAGACATGCTTGCGAGTCTTTCCCGCCGCTAACTGGCACTATACACATATACTTTTTTGTAACGCTTTCAAAATCAACGCCGTCTATTGTCTTTTTAATTTTCATATACGATTTCTTTACTAATTAAATTCAAACTAACAATAACGCAATATAACTATTGCGTCAATTCTTTACTAAGCAAAAGCCACAAGCCTTGTATTTTTAAGCTTTCTTTCATGTACTGAAGAGTTTTTATCATCCTTCAATATGTATGTAATAAAAGCCTTTGTTTTACTTGCAATGCCAATCACAGTGGTTGTATGTCCGAAATTCCAAGCCATTTTATCACCGATTTTAAACTGTCCCGCTGGCTTGGCTTGTACACGTCCGATTTGCTGAAGTTGGATTGTAGTTGTCATTTGCATGTTCTCTTTGGTTGTTTTGCTTCAAGACCTATACAATATCACAATATCGCCTTATTGCAACTATTAAAAGTATATGTATTCACATTTTACGGGCATGCTGATCCTCTCCCTTTGACCTGGGAATTTACGATCAGGATTGCATTTTAGGTTTATCATGCCATAAACTGTTGCGTGCTTCATGCTTCCAACAGTGTATTTTATGCCCTTAACTTTTGACGGTTCGCTAGGCTCATTGGATATACAGCAAACCTCCATTCTAGCAATTCCAATAAGTCCTTTTTGTAGCATTTCAAGAGTGAATGATAAAGTACCATCACCGCCCGACTGCCTAACAACATTAAAATCGCCAACTTTAAGGTTGGGGTCGTAAATTATATGGTCAACATTAGCTTTAGGCCAAAAGCTTTTGATTAGCTCTAATGGGTTATGCCTTTCTTTTTTAAACTTTTTCATGTCTATGTTCCGGTTAGATACTGCAAGACCCAAACAATAACACAGCATCGCAATTGTGCAACCCTTTTAAAACCTATTTTGCATACTAACCCAATCTACAATATACTAGCTAAAACCAAGGCGGCTACTAATAAAATTATGCAGTACATAGAAGATGAAAACGGCTATATTACTATACCGAAAAACCCTATTTCAAAGTCGGGGATCTTCCAGTACCTAGGCAAAAGTATCAGCCCAGAATTAGAGCCTGATAGAACGTATAACGTATGGCGCCCCGTTGAAGAGTTAAACAACCCTGAAACCATCGAATCATTTAGGTTAACGCCGTGGATATCTGAACACGTCATGCTAGGCGAAGGATATACACCGGCTGAGAATGTTGGCGTCCAAGGCGTTACCGGTGAAACCGTGGAATTTGTTGGTGATACTCTTTATTCTAAATTAAAGCTTTTTGGTGAAGACCTTAAAAAGCTTATAAAAGCGGGTTTAAATGAGCTGTCATTAGGCTTTCGCTGTCAATGGATTATGCAGAGTGGTACTTTTGGCGGGAAGCCTTACGACGTCATTCAGAGACAAATACGAGGAAACCATTTGGCCAGCGTGGACAATGCACGCATGGGCTCAGATGTTCGTGTAGCAATGGATCGGGCGGTTTTTGCGCTTGATTCCATAGATTTTAAACTAAAACCAAATGGTGAAATTATGGATCTTAAAGAAGTAGCAAAAGCGATCGCGGAGGCATTATCTCCAATGCAAACCGCCATGGATGAAATGTCGAAAGGTATGGAAAACATGAAAAAAGAAAAAGCCGAAGACATGGAAATGAAAGAAAAGTCGATGGATGAAATGACCAAAGCGCTTAAAACTGGCGATATGCATAAGGACGGCATGGACGAAAAAGCCGTTAAAGATGCTTATGACAAAATGATGAAAGCCAAAGACGAGGACAAGGAGAAGAAGTCTGGCGCTATGGATTCAGCTATTCAAGCTTTGCAAGAAGAGGTTAAAACCCTTAAATCAACTGCAATGGATGGCAACGCATTCATGAAAGCATTTGCTGAAAAGCAAGATCTTGCAGCTAAAGCCTCGCAAATTGTCGGCGCTTTTGACCATGCCGATCTGGATGCTCAAGGCGTTGCAAAGTATGCAGTTGAAAAACTTGGTATTGCTTGCGATTCAGGCGCGGAGCTTGCAACATTGCGCGGCTACTTAGCTGCCCGCAAAGCGCCATCATACACGGTAGATCCTGGAACCGCTTTAGACGGTCAAGAATCTGCCAAATCTGAAACTCTTGATAAAATGGGGCTGTAATCATGCAATCATCAGTTGTAAATAAATTTCAAGCCACTGGCATTCCTGGTGAATTTTCTCGATCTCACAATCAAGAATCTCGCGGTGCTATTATTAACTCGGCGACCGAAGCCAACAACGTTGTTGGTCGTGTTGTAAATACTTTCGATGGAACTGATAACAATGTTGGTGTGGCGGCTAACGGCAATTTTGCTGGCATTTTATGTAGCCCTAAAACGTCGATCCGTCCTTCACTTGCTGCACAAGCTTTCTTACCAAATGAAAGCCAAGTGGAAGTGGCTGAGCGCGGTTACTTGTTCGTGACTCTTGCGGCTGTGGCGGCTAACGGTGATTTTGTATACTATGCAGATGCAACCGGTATTTTAGCCACTGCACCACCTGAGACCACCGCTCCCGCTTCGCATACTCGATTGCCTGGTGGATTGGTCAAAGGATCAAACGTTACTGGCGCTGGTGTTGCTGAAATCTATTTCGATATGGCTGGCACTGCAGCTAAAACCGCATAAAGGGGTAATCTATGCAAACACAATTAAAATATAAATTCCCTGCTGAAGGGATCGCAATGGATGCGGCGGCGGTTACGGCTTTGGCCTCTCGTCCTTCATCTTTAGAAAAACTTGGGATCTCGGTTAGTCCTGAATTTGCACGCAGCTTCAACCGTAATGCGATAAGCATTGCATTGGATGCGGGCATAACTCAACCAGTAACCACGCCCTCAAATGGCACGCCTGTCCAATTTTTACAGGAATTTTTACCTGGTGTTGTCAACATCCTTACGGTTGTACGAAAAGCGGATCAGGTTGCGCCGGTTGTTACTGCTGGTGAATGGCACTTTGAAGAAATTGTTTTAAAGACAATGGAACATACTTCAAATGCTCAGCTTTATAGTGATCACGGTGGCGTTCCATTAGTATCATTTAACGAGACTTATGAACGCCGTCAAGTTGTCCGCTTTGAATTAGGTGTGCAGCAAACCCAATTAGCCGACGCTCGATCCGCTGCCACTGGTACTGCTCCACAAAATGAAAAACGCGTTGCTCTTGCTGAAGGCTTTGAAATCTTACGTAATGACATCGCTTTTAACGGCTTTAACGTTGGCACGGGAAAGACTTACGGTATCTTAAACGATCCTAATTTACCCGCTTATGTCACTGTTGCAACGGGTGCAGGTGGTAACACTACATTTGCAAGTAAAACAACGGTTGAAATTATTAACGATCTTTCAACAGCTTTACGCGCCTTAGAAATTCAGGCCGGTGGTAACATCGACCCGACATCAAACGCGCTAAGCCTTGAAATTCCTCTGGCGTTTAATCATTTCTTAACCCGTTCGGATGGTTCGTTTACTAACGGCATGACTGCAATGGAATGGTTATCTAAAAACTATCCAACCTTGCAAGTTGTCACTGTTCCACAATTCAACCTTGCCAATGCAGGCGAAAACGTTTTTTACCTTAAAGCGGTTTCTGTTGATAACTCTGGCACTGATGGCGGTCAATCAATGATCCAAGTTGTACCGGCTAAAATGCGCGCCATGGGCACTGTCCAGAATGAAAAGGGTGGCACAACTGAAGGTTATACAGCGGCGTATGCTGGTATCTTTACCAAGCGTCCTTACGCTGTTGTTCGCTTTACTGATATTTAATATCTAAAAGTAATAAAAAAAGGGAGCTTAGAGGCTCCCTTTTTTATTGCCAAAACTTCAAGAATAGATTTTGTTTATATTACGGTGTAAACTAAAAGCCCATATCAATATTAATCAACAAAATAACAGGTGCAAAAATGAACAAGACAGAACAGTCAAAAACAGAACAGCCAGAATCAGAATTGATGACAAAAATTTATTCTCAAGCATCAAACGATGTGGTGATCGCTCACTACGAAAAGAAAAAAGAATCAAAAGAGCAAAGTTATAATAATATTGACAGCGCCATTATTATTGCGGGCGGTGCAAATGTAGCTTTTAGCGCGTCAAACAAAATGCAACGTAAAACTAAATGGGCGATCACTGAAGTTAGTGCATCACAACTTAAAACTCTTAAAGATCACCCAGGCTTTATGCGTCGCGTTAGTGCTGGCTTTATTACTATTGGTGATCAACCAGAAGTGGAAAAAGCTGACAAATCAGCACAGATGACTGAGGCACAATTAAAAGCCAAGTCTAAAGCTATTCCTAAAACTGGCCCTGTAGACGAGTAAAAACAATGGCTTTAATCGCTCTAAATATAGCAACTTTTCGGGTTAACTTTCCGCTTTATGCTAACCAAGCCACTCACCCTGACGCGCTGCTAAACGCCCAGTATGAAATTGGCAAATGCTATATTGCAGATAATGATTGCACCATGGCGACTACGTGCCGCGAATATGCATTGCAATCCATGCTCGCTCATTTGCTATATATTAGAGATCAGGTTAACGCCGGTAATAACATTGGTGTTATCACACAAGCCAGTGAGGGTGATGTTAGTGTCTCCCTCGCAACGCCATTGGTTGATGACGAATGGCATTATTGGTTTAACTCGTCGCCGTTTGGTCGTGAGTTGATCGCGCTGCTTGGCGGGCAAGCTGTCGGTGGTTTTTATGCTGGTGGCAATAATGAGCGTGCAGCATTTAGAAAGGGTGGAGGGGTGTTTTAGATGGCTATTAAATTTAAACTATTTACAGTAGGCGTATTTTTGGGCGTTATTACAAGCGCTCTTTTTGTCGCGTTGCTTTCACTAATTTAATGGGAAGTGTTACCGTTGATCTATCAGCGATTAAAAAGCTTCAAGAAGCGCTGGCAGATGCTCATGCGGAAAAATTGCAGGTGGGTTGGTTTTCATCTGCTAATTATGATGATTCATTGCCCGTTGCCCAGGTTGCATTCTGGCAAGAATTCGGAACCAAGACAGCACCACCAAGGCCATTTTTCCGGCCTGCAGTTGCAGACAACAAAACCAAATGGGCTGCTCTGGTAGATAGCGGAGCCAATGCGGTTGTTGAGGGTAGAACCACAATGAGTAATGTTTTTAATAGTTTAGGCTTAACTGCTCAAGCCGATGTTAAAAACGCCATCAACGGACAGCACAGAGCTTTATCACCTGTTACCCTAGCACTAAGAAAGCTTAAAAATGATGGTCAAACTATCAACGGCACTTTAGTTGGCGCGGTTGCTGCAGCTATTGCAAGGGGAGAAACTGGAGCGGGCCAACTTGGTGAGCCATTCGCAAATAATACGCCCTTGAAAGATTCTAGTACAATGTTTACAACGATCACTTACAACGTGGGAGAGTTTGAATAATGCGTAATTTCCCAATAAACCTGTTATCCACTGCACAAACGGTCATTGGCAAGCAAGATTATCAGCTTAGAAAATACGAAAGCAGAACCCGAAACGCTGCTGGCTTTTTCATTAGTTCATTTGGTGAACCCGACAACATGGCAGGAAGTGTTCAGCCGGTAAATTCTACTCAATATAAAAGCATGGGCCTTGACTTTAAAAAGGCATATATAAAAATATATGACACAAATTTGATAAGTACTCTGTCACGCGATACTAATGCCGATCAGATTATTTATGACGGATATTTGTGGCAAGTTGCAGAAGACACGGCTTGGTTTTTGGCGGGTGGCTGGACTTTTGTAATGTGCGTTCGCTTGGGGAAATATGATGAATGATAACCAAATGTTTAACTATATAATCGCAGAAATTGAGCGCCAATTAACCTTGGTGGGCGTTACTGCTTTTGAAGTTGGAAGAAGCCAGCAACCCACAAACCAGTACACCGGTGCAAGCCAGAATGGACCGATTAAAACAAGCGTCTTTCTTTTTACCGTCACTAAAGGCAATGACGGTCATGGCAGATCTTATGCCATTGAAGCCGGTGGAGAACCTTTCAAACGGACTGACTTTCAACAATTAAACAAAGCCATTCAAATTAGTGTTGCCCATTATTTTGATGAGTCAGATATCAATGCACGAACGCCAGAAGACATGGCAGACCTGATCCGCGACTTACTAAACAGCCCTGATGCGATCAAGGCATTGCGGGTTAATAAAATATTTGTGCAGGAACTTAGTAGTGTAAGACCGGTATTTTTTACCAACGATAAAGACCGCTTTGAATCACTGCCTAATTTTGATTTACAAATCAACTACTCAAGTAAAATTACTAAAGTAGCTGATTATGTTGATGTGGGGGTTGGAGTTATTGAGGATGTTTAGCCATCATTGACGGTTTGGCAAAGTGACTTTTAAGGGGTTCATAATTACTCTCCCCAATCGCCCTGAAGGTAAAGTTTAGCCTTGGCGACTTTCATTTGCTCTTGCAGCTCGTCCATCTTAGCTTGAAACTTATCCATTTTAGCTTGCAACACTTCCATTTCTTGCTGTGCTGGGGTTAGCTCTGTACGCTCCCAGACTTGGGTTAATCCAATGCCTTCAAGCTGACCTAAAAGAGCTTGTCGCGGGTTGCATGTGTAGACAGACATCACATCTAATCTACTATTGTTACTACAATTTAAATCTTCATTAAAATCATCGATAGAAACCCAATTTTCACCGTTAAAAATACCGTCAAGATAAATTCTATAGTCGCCCTTTCTGTATCTAACAAATACACTTTCAGTCTCTGCCAACTTAATTAAATCTTGCTTAGTAAATCCCATATCTTTCCCCGTTAGTAGTTGCATCATTTCGTCGTAGCTTACAATTGTTGATTCACCTGCGTCAACCCAAGTGCCAGACGTTCCAATTGCAGTAACCCCTATAAAAAATTCATTTCTGCCAAAATCAAAAGCATCACTATCAGGCATTGCAGCACGCAAGCTATCAACCTGATCTGGTGTCAAATCACTAATCCTGCACATTGTACTTTTAATATCCATTGTCTTACCTCGTTGATGCCCCGTAGGGTTTTAATATTAAGGATGTTTAGTTTTGAGCCCGTCTGCAGATATATGACGCCTTTACATCTGTATTTTGTGGATTTTGAATTGATCCCTTCCAACTAGATCCAATTGTTGAGCACAAAGAACTGGTTGAAATTCCCTGTATTACTTCAATTTCTATACTGGTGCCGCCGTCCATAACGTTTGTCATGGTTAAAGTCAATATTAAAATCCACATGGTTAGTGCCTTTTTGGTTGGTGCCCCGTGGGGCGGTTTAGTTCTAAAGTAAGCTATTCATTTTTAACGTGGTACTCTTTACCTAACCCCCTGTTAAAAGGTTTGCCGTATTTATCAACGCAAAACCCTAAATGGGGAGAACTTATTTTGTACCCATCGTTAAATTTTATAGCTTTAACCTCAAACCCTTCTTTTGATGCTTGGAAAGTCACAGGATTATTCCAGTTTACTTCATCACTCATAATATTCTCGCTTCGGGTTAGTTGCTTCAATACCCACACAATAACACAGTATTGCAGTTGTGCAAACTTTATTTCAATATTTTGCTTATAAAACATTCTGGATGTAGAATGATGTCTTTACATGCATGTAATAAACAGAAGGTAAATATTAATGTCAATATCAAGTAACCGGTATGTTGACGTAGTAAGCGCGGTGGGTGGCGGTGATGCCGTTCCAACCCGCGAATTACTGCTGAGACTTTTTACAACGAACGAGCGCGTGCCGACTGGTGCAGTGCTTAACTTTTCATCAAGCACGCTTGAAACATCACTGCGCGAGTATTTCGGCTCAACAAGTGAAGAATATAAACGGGCCGCTTATTACTTTGGATTTATTTCCAAAGTCGCCACGTCACCCAAGAATATTCAATTTTCACGCTTTGCAGACGCAGCAACAAGCGCGCAAGTATTCGGCTCTAAATTGCCATTGCTAAGCGTATTAAATGCGGTTACCGCTGGTGCCTTTAATATCACCCTAGCGGGTGTTGCGTTTAATGTAACGGCTTTGGACTTCTCAGCCGATACAACTTATGCAGAAGTGGCAAGCGCATTGCAAACAGCTATACAAGCCACGGGCGGCGCAATGGCTGCAACCACCGTTGCCTTTGACGCCTCACGTACAACCTTTGATTTTGATACCAATGGCACTGCAGATGGTGAAATTTCGTTTGCTGTTGTGACCGCTGGATTGCTTGACTCATTAGGGTTTGGCGAAAATGCCACGTTTAGCAATGGTGTTGCCGTGCAAACTGTTACAGATGCTTTAAGCACTTCAACGTCATTAAGTAATAATTACGGCTCGTATGATTTTATTGGAGATTTAACTAACGATCAGATTGTTGAACGTGCAACGTTTGCCAATGGTCGCAATGTTGAGTTTATGAACTTTCAGCGAGTATTAACAACTAACCGATCCGCAATTGCTGGCTTGGTAAGTGGATTTGCTTCAACTGGATTGGTTTTGGCACCGCTTGCCACTCAATATCCTGAGTTGTTACCCGCTGCAATTCTTGCCTCATTGAACTATGAGCGACCCGCAGCCAGTGCAAGCTTTATGTTTTACGCTGACAGTCGCTTAACTCCATCAGTTTTAGATGATGCAGAAGCCAAAATAAATGATGATTTAGGTGTTAACTATTATGGTCAAACACAAGAAGCTGGCGTGCAAAGATCGTTTTTCCAACGTGGACGTTTAACAGGTGGCTCAACTGCACCGAAAGCAATGGGTGTGCACGCCAACGAACAGTGGTTAAAGTCATATTTAAAATCACAGTTTTTAAGCATGTTTTTGGCACTGCAACAGGTATCTGCTGACCTGGTTGGTCAAAGTATCGGCATCAGTTATTTAGATGCTGGAATTGCCTTGGCACTTTCTAATGGTTCAATTGCTGTTGGCAAAACATTAACAACCACTCAGATTAATTTCATCACTCAGATAACGGGCAATAGCACAGCCTATCTTGAAGTGCAATCTCGCGGTTATTGGTACAACGTTACAACAAACGCCACCGATAACACTATGGACTATTTACTTGTTTACGCTAAAAGAGACAGCGTTGACAAAGTTAATGGCCGTCACAGCTTAATTTAAGGGGTTATAACATGGCTGATACTTCCCACAATGGCGCGATATACACGATCAGCGCGTCAAAAACTTTTGCAAATGTGCCGCTGCCTATTTCGGCATTTCCGAAAGACACGGATCCGTTTGATGTTCCAAATACTGACATTGCAGATATGGAGCTTGGCACCAACGGCGATGATATTTCATGGACCGTTCAAAATCCAATTGAGGCATCTATTGCGGTTATACCTGCAACTGATGATCATGAAATTTTGCAAACTATCTATAACGCAAATCGCAGTGAAAAAGGATCTCCCAGCGCTAATGATACGATCACTCTTGTACGAATTTTGCCGAATGGCGAAACAACTACAATGAGGGGTAAGATCACCAGCGGACCGGCAACCACTTCACTTGGTTCATCCGGCAAAATTAAAACGCCGGTATATATGTTCAAATGGTATAAAGTGTTTAGAACACCTGCATTGTTAATTGAAACAGGTTTTTAATTAGTAAGTTGTAAACGGCGATTAACTAGGCTCTAGAACCGAAAAGGGCGCACCTCCCTTGTTAATCGCCACCTTTTTATAAGTGCATTAGATAGGTGATCTATGTTAAAAAAACCAAAACAAATTACGCTGACAAGTAATGTCAATGGCGAAATAGAAGAACGGACTTATAATATTGGCCGGTACGATGGCTATACCGGAATTTATATGATCGGCCTGGGCGCTGAATTGATTGATTCAGCAGCACGTAAAAAAATGTTAGCAACCGATAAAATATTTGCTAAAAAATTACAAGACATGCTGAAAGAACAGGGCAAATATATCGAGCTTGTGAATGATGATGGTGTTGCCTCGCTTGAAACTGTTAGCATGTTAAAGGTTGCAATACCAGATCCCGACATAGCATTAAAATTAATGCGGGAGGTACACGACTATAATACCGCACTTTTCAGCAGCGCAAACCTCTTGAATCGCTCCCAGAAATGGATGGAGAAGGCCCAAGAGTTAGGCAAGAAAATATTGGGCCAATTGTCGGATTCATCCTTGGTGAAAAAGCCGCGACGATCAAAGAGCTAAGAGAAGATTATGACGTTGAAGACATGTTAAATATTTGGGAGGCGCTTATGGTTAAAGAGGCAAACAAATATTGGGCATATAAAGATGCTAGTAAACCTAAAAATTAAAACTAGCAAAAATATAAACAACGTGTATAGTCGTTAGTGATGTTGTTCTCCCTGTTGTTTTTAAAGCCCTATTTGCTGATGGGGCTTTTTTTTGCCTAAAATTTATATCATATTTCGCCCCACTAGATAGAAACAATCATTTGTAATATAATAATTATTAACACCTAACCTTGAGCTTAATCAATGTCTCTTTTGTCAACCTTTGCAATTTTATTTGAAACCGATGCCAAAACAGCAACGAAAGAAACTGAAGGGTTGTCTGATGCTTTGGATGATGTAGAAAAATCTGCTGAAGGTGCTACTGATGGCGTTGACGATGCAACAAAAGCATATAACGACAACTCATCAAGCGCGGGTGCATTAACTAAATCAATGTTTGGTTTAATCGCTACTTTTGTTACTTTTGATGCCATAGCGTCAAAGGTTTTTGACACTGCATCAAACGTCGATACAATCGGCAAATTTTCACAAACCCTTGGCTTTAACATTGCTCAACTTGATGCATGGGGCGCAGCCACGAAAAGAAACGGCGGAAGCGCTGAAGCTTTTCGCGGGACCGTAGAATCACTTCAAGGCTCATTGCAAGACATCAGTATCACCGGTGGCGGTGAAATAATAAATACACTTGCCATGATCGGCGTCCAGGCTACTGATTCAGGCGGTAGAATTAAAAGCGCGTTTGAAGTATTGCCAGAAATTGCCGAGGCTTTTAAGGGGATGTCAACCGAGCAATCTTTTGCATTTGGTAAAAGACTTGGGTTAGATCAAGGAACAATATTAACGTTACAACAAACACGATTTGAAATTGACTCGTTAATTGAACGTCAAAAATCACTTAGTGGAGTCACAAAAGAAGGCTATGAAGCAGCAGCGTTATTTAATGATCAATGGGCAGATACTAAAACGGCTTTCAATGCGTTATGGATGACTTCAAACAGTACCATTTTGCCATTGTTTCAAAGCATTTTAAAAGGGCTTGAATCAACGGCGGTGTGGGTTAGAGATAACAGCACCTTAGTTCAAGGCTTTTTTATTGGTGTTGGTGGTGTTATTACCGCAATCTATTTGCCTGCTATTGTTGCGGCAGCAGCGGCAACGCTTATTGCCATAGCACCATTTGTACTTATTGGCGCAGCGGTTGCGGCTGTTGGTGTTGTCGTTGCTGTTCTTTATGAAGACATTAAAGCATGGGTTAATGGTAGCCAATCAGCAATTGGTGAACTGCTAGGCTCATTTGAAGATTTAAAGGCTAAAATATCAAGTGCTTTAGATGGTGCTTTTGATTCTATTACAGAACAATGGAAAAGCTTCATGGATTTGCTAGATGGTACATCATCAAAAATTGCAGATTTCTTTTCTTTTTCTGGTGATGTTGAAGTTGAATCCCAAGCTGAAAGATCAGGCGAAATTGTTACCGGTCCAGGTAGCGAACTTGGTCCCGAGGTTATGCAATCAAACAACGCCGCAGCAATGGAAACAATTAACAGTTATTCAGCAACTAACCTAAATCACGGCGGCAGCACGTTAAACCAGCGCACGCAGACCAACAATGTAAGCGTTGGCGGATCGACTATTGACGCGCGCGGCATGACAGGTAGCGAGGCCAAAAGCGCAATTAATGCCAGCATGAAAGAAAGTGTTACTATGGCGCTTGGTCAATTAGCTGATGGGGTGGAAAGATAATGTTTTTCTTTGAAAATGAAAAAGATCCAGTCACGGCTTTATTTGATGAAGATGGCAACCAACTATTTGAAACGGTTGGGATCCTTGAAATGTCAACGGCTCCATCCAATACATTTGCAGAACATACGCTGGAAGACGGAAGGGTCGTAATTGATAACAAAATAATTAACAGGGTTCCTATCTCTGTTACGGCTATTTTATCGCCTGAAGATTTTAAACAAGCATATGCAAATATAAAAGAAGCTGACCAGAACAGCACAAAATTCACGATTCAAAACAGAGTTGACACCTACAGGAATATGTATATTGAATCATATCCATATAGTGAAAGTTCAGCTATTGCCAATACCATTGCCATTACAATTAATTTTATTGAACAACAATTTGTTGAAGTAAAAGTTGAAAATTTACCGCCTGAAAAAGTGAAAAGCCCACCGGACGCCGACACGGTAAACAGTGGGCAGAAATTACCAAAAGAACAGTCAACCACGCTTTTGGATTTATTGAATTCGTCGGGGATCTTATAATGGAATTAATTACCATTGAAGCGCTACCAAGCCAATTATTTACAGTTACTTTAGGTGGCAATAATTACGAGATAAAAATTTACTCTATTGATGGTCATATGTCTTATGATTTATCGATTAATAGCGTTCAGATTATTGCAGGTTTTAAAATGGTTAATGATGTGCTTTTACTGGCATACGTACATCAAGAAGTTAGCGGCAATATTTTGCTCCAAATAGCAGAGGACGAGATCCCCGATTATACAAGGTTTGGCCTTTCTCAATTTTTATATTATTTAACTGAAGATGAGACAACCGCTTATCGATTGGCTGCTGGCTTATGAGCGGCGATCTTGATCAAAGGATTGTCATTGTTACCCTTGTATCTGATGGCGTTGCCACGACATACGAGGGGCTCAGTATTGAAGCCAAAGGCATTAAAACATCTGAAACCGTAATGGCTCAGTGTGATGTAACTATTTTAAATTTAAAACGAGAAGATAGAGAGCGTATATTAAAAGAAACAAATCCATTTTTCAGAACTGGCCCAAGAATATCAATTATTGTTGAAGCGGGTCGGGTTAGCTATGGCACAACTACTCTTTATACCGGTAGTTTATTTAGATCAAGTGCAACGCCAAAGCCTAACCTGGGTGTGATATTAAAATGCATTCAAGGTTTTGACAATAAAGCCAAGATAGTTTCGCGCAGTGCAACCGAGGTAACGGATCTTTCTTCTATTGCAAGATGGGTGGCAGAGGATAACGGTTATAATTTATCATTTGAAATAACAGACAAAAAAATAGCCCGCTATTCATTTACTGGATCTGCACAGGCTGCATTGACTCAGCTAGAAGCGATTACAAACGGTGCAAACGTTTATGTGGATAATTCGACTCTGTATATTAAAGACTCAAATAAACCCGCTAACGGGTTGCCTGTTCGCATATTGGATAAATCAACTGGTTTAATATCCGCAGAAGGTACGGAGTACGGTGCTAAGATTAAAATGCTGTTTGATTCGGTCACCAAAATTGGCGGGCAAATAGATTTGACCTCAGAAATAAACCCATCATTAAGCGGATCTTATGTCGTGAGAAAATTACCTTTTCATGTCACAAGCCGTGATCAGCCTTTTTATTATGTAGCCGAATGCAACAGGATCGATAGAAGCCGATGATTGACGAAATTGACGAGTTTGAAAATTTATTACCTGATCTAGTCAGGGAAATACTAGCGGCAACAAAGCGATCTCTTGAAGTATCGATCCCCTGTATTGTTACCAAAGTAATTAGCCGAACAAAAGTGGATGTTAGGCCACTAATAAAAATAGTGGCCAGAGATGGCACATCAATTGACAGAGCTATTATTGAAGGCTTGCCAGTTTTTACTGCTGGTGCCGGCGATAAGTTTATTTCATTTCCCGTTGCCGTTGGTAATATTGGTTGGTTAAATGCGTGCGATAGAGATATCAGTTTGTTTTTGCAATCCTATGGCAACGTAGAACCGCCGACTAATCGAATGCACAGTTTTAGTGATGCATGTTTCTTGCCTGACATTATGACTAACATTACTGTTGCCGCAGAAGATGCAACCGCGATGGTTATTCAAACCCGTGATGGCACTGTAAAAATCGCGGTTGATAACGATGAGATCAGAATAAAAAATAATGATGCTATTGTTGTTATGGGTGTTGATAGCATTGATGTTTCCACATCTTCAGTTACCATAAATATTACCGGCAGCGCTGTCACCGGTGTTGCGCCTGGTGGCTTTGATTTAAATGGCTTCACTATTGCTGCGAATGGCGCGGCAGCTAGCCCTGTATCATTAGCCGCGCCAAGTGTGTTGGCTGATGGCAAAGAATTAACTGGGCATACGCACGCAGGATCAGCGACGGCACCCACAGGCCCAATTGCACCAACAGGGGTAAATAATTAATGAGAGCAATAAAAATTGATGCAAACAGAAACCCAGTGATCACCAGCGGCCGCTTTGTTTTTGTTTTCAATGCCGATGTTGTTTCGCAAAATTGCGAACAAGCAATGCGCCAACAACTTGGCGAACTTAATTATGCTGCAGATAAAGGTATCCAGTATTTTGATAATATCTTTACAGGCAACCCAAATTTTCAGCGTTTTGAGTCACAAGCAAGGCGTGCAATATCTGCCGTTGATGGTGTGTCCGGTATTATAAGTTTTAATTTTGAATTCAATGATAATGTTTTAAGTTACAATGCTGTCATAAGTACGATTTATGGAGCAATAACAGTGGCGAATCAAATATGAGTTATAACTATATTGTAAGCAATGGCGTAATAGTGCCAAACACGTCAACGATAAAAACAGAAGTTGAAGCCGAATGGCGCTTAATTGCGGGCGAAGATGCTACCATTGATCCATCATCGTTTGAGGGTCGATTAATTGACGCGACAACAAACGAGCGAATAAGCGTTGCACGTAATAATTCAGATTTAGCTAATCAACTTAATCCAAACATGGCAAACGGATCCTTTGTTGATGCCCATTTATCATTAGTTGGCGGTGCGCGTGATGGTCAAGAGCAATCAACCGTTGAATTAACTTTGACCGGCCTTGTAGGAACCAATATTCTTTTAGGTTCGTTTGTTGAAGATGATAATCAGCAGCTTTGGTTTTTGGTTTCTACCGCTCAAATAGGTACAGGTAACACCGTCACGGCTTCATTTAGGTCTGTAAATTATGGGCCCATACCTGCAGCAATTGGCGAGATAACTAAAATAATTTCTGGCGTTGTTGGCTGGGAAACTGTCAACAATGCTGCAACCGCCGTATTAGGTAAAATAGAGCAAAATGATATTTCAGCAAAGCGCCAAAGAAGATTAGAGCTTGGCGCAAATACTCGCTCTGTTGCTGCGTCTGTCATAGCTGCGGTCTTCAAACTTGAAGGTGTTGCTGGCATACAATTTAGAGAAAACAACACCAGTGCAACCGCTGTGATTGATGGTGTTACATTAATTGCCAAATCATCATGGCTTTGTGTTGACGGTGGCGTCACATCTGAAATAGTGCCACTTTATTATAACAATCGATGGGGCACCGACTTCAACGGATCTGTTACTTCTCAATATACTGATCCAATATCTGGTCAGATTGCAAGCGTCAAAATTGAGCGTCCAACAGAAATACCGGTTAAATGCTCAATAGAAGTCCGAGTTACACAATCACAAAATGCTATTGCAGATGTCTCACAAGCGATCCTTGATTATGCAAATGGTCTGGTTGAAGGTGAGCCAGGATTTGCAATTGGCCTTGATGCGTCACCTTTTGAAGTGGCTAGCGCCGTCAATGCTCAGCTACCAAATGTTTTTGTAAAAAAATGTCAGTTGGGTTTGGTGGGTGGCGCGTTTAGCACTGACACTATTATCAATGCAATATTTGAAAAAGCCACAATCGTGCTTGGTGAAATTACCGTTACAATAGTAACTTAGGGGGTAGTGAATGAGCGATCCGTATAATTGCGAGATAAACCTACTTAGTGCTTTAGATTGGCAAAGATCCGGCGCTGAAATTGTTAAAAAATTTATTGAGAATGAACAAGATTGGCTTAATATTAATCACTGTGATTTTTGGAATAATTGGACAAAAGATGTTTTTTCTTTAGCAACTGCCAATGATTTTGGTTTAGCTGTTTGGTCTATTATTTTAGATGAGGATATTTTTGGTTTTCAAGGATCAGCGCCTCAAGATTACCCTAGTTTTGGGTTTGGTGTTGATGATCAAAACTTTTCTGACGGATCATTCGCTGCTCAAGATGGCATTACTTACGAGTTTTCAACAGAGCAGAAAAGAATACTTTTACAGTTAAAGGCGTTTAAAGTTTTAGCCATCGGCGGGTCAGTTTTTCAAACCAATACAGCAATGGCTAATATTTTTGGTAGTGGTGTTATACTGGCCTTTGATAATTTCAATATGTCTTATCTTTATCAATTGCTTGAATCCACTCTTTCAAGTTTTATTATTGAAATAAATAACCGTGATTTGTTGCCAAGGCCAATTGGTATTGAAGTGTCAGAAATAAGGATCATAACAGTGGAAAATTTTGGATTTTCTGAATTTGATGAAAACTTTAATAACGGAAACTTTTTTGCGGGCGCTCTTTAGTTTTTAAATAATTTAATACAAGGTTAATAAAATGGCTAATGAAAACAGATACTACAAGACACCGTTTGCAGAAAGCGGAAATAAATCAGAAGTGCCGGACGTAAGCACAGCAGGCGCTGTTGGTTATGACACTGGCTTTGGCCCAGATTATGAGTTGCCACAAGGGTCTGCAGCTAGAAAACGAATTGAGCGACCTTTGTATAACGGGTTAAATTTTGGAATAACCAAAAACCTTAAACAGTGGCAAGAAGAATTATATCCCACTTGGATACAAGACAACGGCACTGGTGTTGCTTTTTCTTATTCTGCTGGCATGGTTGTTGTTCATGCCAGTCAAAATTGGTTGTCTGTTGAAGATGCAAACCAAGAAGAACCAGGCGCGGGAAATAAATGGATCGTTAAATCTTCTGATGTCGAAAGCTTATCAATCCCTTTTGAATTTGAAACTATTCAATTGATGTTAGATAGCACAATTGCATTCCCAGTTAAAAAAACAATAAACATTAAAGAGCCTTTAAATGGCGGCTTTGCTTCTCCTTCTTTTACCGTTGCTTTGACATCATCAGTCACAGCAAGAGCAGACGATATTTTAGTATCTGTAGGTGTTCCAACTAATACATTTGTGAGAAGTAATCCAGCTGGCAACGAAAGCTTTAAAACAACTGAGCAGCTAACTAAATATACTATGACACCTAATCGACATGTATTCGGCCAAGAATACTTGTGGGGGATGCACAAATATATTCTTGACGGCGGTAATTTATTACCCTTAAAACTTATTTGGTCGGGTGATTCTACAACCGCCGGAAATAATGCAGGAGCGTGGACGCCTTCAGCATTAAGCGGTGTTATGGGTCTTAGATTGGGATTGTGGGAAACTACAAATATTAATTCTGGTCATAGCGGTGAAACTGCAGTTGATTGGAATGCGACAAGAGTCGCGGCGGACATTGCAGCTCATGCGGACATGAATTTGTATGTTGCAAGGTGGGGAATTAATGATGGATCTATACACGGCAATGTCAGCACATACATATCAAACATGGACGCCGCTTTAGGTAAGTTACGAGCTTTTAAATCTGTCACTAATTTGGCGATTGTTGTTATGTCGCCATGCTCTACAGATAGCCCGACAACAAATAGAAGCACTGACTGGTACGAGCAGATAATTCCAGAGCTAAGAAAGATATGTCGTAAACATCAGGCTGTGTTTTTTGACACGTATTCTATGTTTCAAGATTCCAAACAAGGGGCTGGCTTGTGGATGGACAACCCTGGCGGCGCGGGATCAATACATCCTGATGGAACTTTTAACCACACTATTATTTGGCCGGTCATGCAAATGACGTTTGAGGATATCATGCATGGCCTAAACCTAGCGTCGAATAATTTTATCAATACCCCGTTTTCAAGTTTAGCGCCAGGAGTGGCGGTGGTGCCATCCTCGTACACAATGGGGATGTCTCTTTGGACAATACGCACAGCAAATGGGTGGCCGGTTAACGGAAAAATGCGGGTTTGGAGAAATGGAACTAAAGTTTTTCA